GATTTCCCTAGTGAAGAGCGCGCTCAAAGAGCATTAAATGGGGAATACAATTATGAGACCGGTAAATTCACTGACCAGTATAAAGACCCCGATTCATATGATCCTAATAGTAATAGTATAGATTTAAGTAGACTATCTGAAGACAATTTACAATCTTCTATAGTGCCTACAGGCGTGCCTACAGGCGATGCAATTTACAACGTGGGAGGAGCAGGACAACTTACTAATTTAGGCGGCACTACTGTAATAAACAATAATACCACTAACAATACAACTGCAAGTCCTAGTTCACAAATCGCAATTGCAATTGACGCAGCTGGTGCTAGATCCAATAGTCATACTTTAAAAAGAAAAGAAGATATGAGATTTATGGCTTAAAAAAAGGGGGCCGAAGCCCCCTAGTTTTTAATCATCATTTGCCAGTTTAGCAAAGTAGGACATTGTATCATCCTCGTCATCGGCTGAAACTGAAGTCTCAGCCTTTGACATTTGTGTTACTTTCTCCATGTAATTGTCATCAGCAGCATCTCCAGTCTGACTAGAAATACTTTCTGCTGTGCCTACCTTGGCACTGTTACCCAACACAAAGTCCAACTTCTTTTTGAGTTCGTCATATGACTTGAAGTTGCTAGGATCTACAATAGCAGCCAGTGAATGCTGCTGTGTCCAAATAGCCTCAATCGCTGAATCTTCCTCTGCAATAGGACTAGGGGCTGCAAACTCAGACTTATCATAATTACGATAGCCTTCTACCTGACGAATCTTGAGTTTGAAGTTAGCACCTTCCCAAAAGTCAAAAGGATTCATTGGTGCTTCGTCTTGGAACTCAGGCTGCATTGCATCTTTGATTTTGTCAAAGATCTTTTTACCAAACTTGTAAAGGAATACTTTACCGTTGTTTGAAGGATTACCTGAATCCTCAACTACAAGAATATTGGCGTAATATGAGAGGCGCCGCTTTTGCTTCCTTGCAATATCCTTGTTTGCCTCTACACCACTGTTCCAAAGTTCAGAGTTCAACTCAGAAACAGGATCAGTTTGTTTTAGTGTAGTAAGTGAGTTTTCGATATACCACTTACCTGTAGGACCTTGAAAGCCATGATTCCAAAGTTGAACCCAAGGCATATCTTCACCTTGAGGTGATGGAAGAAAACGAATAACAGCGTATCCGTTGCCTGCTTGATCTACTGTGGGTTTCCACTCGTTTGAATTATCCTGACGCTGTTGAGGAGCATCGAGTTTTTCGACCTCCTTCATCAACTGGTCAAAATTACCACGAGCTTTTCTTAGGTCAGATAGTGAATTGAATGACATATGTATTTCTCCGTATCGTATATGCGTTGTATGGCGTTGTATTAATTTGTATTGTCTATCGTTGTATATGTATCGAGGACTTCATCTAAATCTATATCCTTTAGATCCTCAACACTATTTATACGTCTTAATTCCTGATCGAGTTCACGTTCAGGCTTTTGTTTTCCGACCCTATGGATTTTTTTCTCCTCGGGTCTTCTTCGTACTGATTTAGACATTGTGCAAATTTCCCTGCAAATCTCTGTTTTACTTCATCTTTGTCAATATGAACAAAGGGTTTATATTTTCTCACTAAACGACAAATATCCTCAAGGACAAAATCATTAGTGTAATCTTCAATAAAAGGATATAGTTTTTCCATAATAACAAGTGTCTCAAGTTTTATATCCCCACCCATAAACATCTTGAAGATTAGTGGGTGTTCTCCTTCATTAGTAACAGACTTGATATTGTCCCTTTCCATTCTAAACAACATATTATCTAAGTCTGTATCTAAATTATATAACATTCTTTTTCGTGTTGTCAAGAACTTTTTATAGTTTTCAATACAAAATTCATCAAAGATGCCTCCCCACTTATTACCCGAAACAAAGTTAGCAACAAGAAGATCTATGATTTCTTTTTTCTTATAGTCTCTTGCAAGTTTACGAATAGCGGTGAGATCTTTTCTTTTGAGGAAAGTTTCTTTCTTACCACGAACAGCACCCTTGTGTTTTGTAATGTCGTAAGAGTCTGTAGTGAAGTGCAGTTTAAGAGCTAAGTATAGTTTATAAACCGTGAAAGGTTCCATATTAAAAGGGTAGTTTATTTGATTTCACCTTTAGCAAGTTTAAGTCTTGTGCTTCAACCTCTAGTTTTTGTTTTAAACTAGAACTGAGAAGTTTATTCACACTTTCAATTTCAATATCATTTTTCACACAATAATCTATTAAGATGTCAATACAAGAAGATTTAGACAGTACTGCTTCTTTCTCAATGAATTGTGAAAATTGAGAGCTAGTCTTAAACTTCTTTGTAATTAAAAATACGTCTGTGGGTTTTTGTTTTTCTACCATAAATTCATTGGTTATTACGTCCGTAATCACTCTATTACTCCATTCTATAAAAAATATGCTCGTTTATTTGTGTTGTCGGTATCATAGATGCAGCCCAGGAGGGATTAACTTCTGTGTTATGATACCATAAAGCTCCTTCAGTAGGATCTTCATATATGTAATTTATAACTCCTGCAGCAACGTCCATTGCACGACCCCAAGCCCACATATCTATAGGAGTATCACTTTTGCCGTCACACCACCAACTAAACTGACAGCGATCTCGCAAAGGTACAACTCTTCCATGAGCTTCAAGGAACCAATTAGATATAGGACCTTGATAAATTACCTCACACAAATCTTGAGGACAATTTTGAGACTTTTGCCTATTGATTGCAACATAGGCAACAGCAATCTGTCCTATTTCAGGTTCGCCCCTAGCTTCAAAATAAATGTTTTTAGCTAGACACTCAACTTCCCTGTAAGTAGGTCCTGTGGGGAACACTATCTCAATAGGCATAGGATTTATATCCACTACCTGATTGACAGGCCTTTTATAGTTTAGCAGGACAACTATTACTGCTAACAGTAAGAATACTGACAGTTTGAGTTTAAACATTATTCTATAATTTGAGTAAATACAGTGCCATTGTATTCAAAGGTCACAATTTTTCCCGCTTCTACAGTAACAGGAACTTCAGTACAAATATTGCGATATTCTAATCTTTCTTGAGTTCGACTTCTAGCTATGTTTGAGCCTGATATTGCACCAACTACAGTAGCAATATCTCTACCAGAACCGCCACCGATTTGTGTTCCAATAGCAGCGCCTAACAAACCACCAAAAATACCGTTTCTTGTTTGATTGTCTACCAATACTTGCTTTAGTTCGCATTGTTTTTGATAGATAGTAACCATTCTAGGAACTTCAGAAATGACTCTAATATTAGCAAAAGCTAATGTCGGAAATAAAAGACTGAGTAAAAGTAACTTTTTCATATCGTTCTCCTATAATAATATATTTATAATAACATTATTTTATCTATACGTCAAGCATTGTTGCTTCTTCTTGTAACCAAAAGTCGGAATAAAAAGTATTTTCATATCCCTTAAACCAGGGCCCACCGTCCGTATAGTGTATAGCTTTCGGATATGTTAAGTGATAGTAACCGTCTAGACAGTTCCATTCAAGTGGCAAACTGCCTATGCTGTCTGTCCATTTAAATTGATGAAAGTCTAATCCAGGTGTATGATTATTTAAATATTGAAGAGTTAATTTTTTGCAATCAGGATGTGAATTGTTGAATACCATTAAACTCGCCCAATTTTTCTTTTCATAGGAATTTTGAGTTATGTTATCCATTTTTCTCACAGTATTAGGAATATATCTTGGATGCTTACAAACCCAAACGGCTTTGCTTGTATCTGTTTTTGCAATATCAATTAATTCTTGAGGATCTGACATAAACAAGAAATCACAATCTACAAAAATTGAATACCCTTCAAAATTGCAAATGTGTGGAACGAAAAATCTAGAAAAGGTAAAATCAGTGGACTGAGGTTCGCCGGTACTTCTGGTGTAAAAATACATTTCAGGCGTGTATAGTTTTATTGTGCGTAAACTACTTCTTCTATTTATGGAAAATTTACACACCTCATACGCTCGATGTTCTCTTTCATCATACCCTATAAAAATCATTCGTCTAAATACCTTTCTAATTGTCTGTTTACATCTGTTTGTAGTTCTAAACTTTTTCCTATGTCAAACAGAAGTTGTGTTTTTTTCGGATTGTGTATGCACCAAGGAAAAACTTCTTTTGTAAAATCCTTAGAAGAATATATCACCATCGGTGCTCCAATCCATCTAGCTAACCACATAGCAGAACCGTGATAGCCTATTACAAGTTTAGACGAAGATAAAATTTCACAGGCTTCTTGTATAGGGGTTTCATAATGAACCAACTCTACTTTGTTGTTTTTACTTATATCAGATATATACTCATCCCACTTACCCGACAAAGGATCTTTCCATGCTTTACCTGGTGCATAGTCTGCAAACTGTTTTTTGTTGTTAGTGCTAGGTATAACAGCAATATGCTCTTTAGGATTCCACCTAAAAGTTTTACTATGTCTTAAATTGTGATAACTAATTGGATGGTGAGAATAGTTGGTGTGATCTACGCCTAGTTTGCTATTGTAATACTGATTTATTGTGACAGAATTGTAGCTTGATTCTGTATGTTCTGCAATGAAGGACACCCTGTCATTTATTGTTTCAGCGTCTTGTTCTTTAAATTTTGTTCCCAGTGAATGATTCCAATGAAAATTTAAAACTATACTTGTGTCTAACTTATCAGCTTGATTATGGGCATAACAAATAGGTGATACTATGTCACCGTATCCTATTTTACCCTTCCAGTCTATAGTGACGCTCATAATCTAGTCTCAAATCTAACAACTGGTCAGCATAGTTATCACGCTTTTCTACAAACACCTGAGGATCATCACCCTCAACTGTCATCATCACAACCGTTTGTGCAACAGGTATTTTGGTCATTTCTTCAAACATGATAGCATACGCAGAACACTGCATAAAATATCCATCAATCCATTCCTTACGTTTAGGCTTTCGAGCAGTTTTGAAATCTATAACTGACAGTACGCCTTTGTATTCGGCTATACAGTCAACCCTACCTGCAAGCCGTAAGTAATCACTGAAAAGAGGATCCTCGATTGCATGGATGTTGTCTATGTCATGTATTTCTGACTTCAAGTTTTTCCACATCTGCATATCTAACAAACTTAGATTGTCAGTATTCAAATCTTCATTTAGCAAATATTTTTCAGCGAGGTCATGTATTTTTGTGCCTCTTGTAGCAGACTGATTGCTTATTTTGTTAGCTTCTTCTTCTCCTACTTTTTCTCTCCAGGCAGCAATAGACTCTCTAGACTTGTAAGACATGAGAGTTGTAACTGATGGATATCTGTTGCCTTCAGGTGTTTCATAAAAACGACCTTTGGGTGTGTTTACTGCATTAGGTACAGGTAAATCAATTTCTATTCTATTAAACATAATATTACTTATATTGGTGCAGAGCCTCTGTTAATAGGGGTGGGGCAGAGTGACAGGGTTTGCATGTCTCAAGCATCCGATGGAGGCTAGTGTTGTTCTAGCCGTGCCCCAATTTGGTACACCCTGGGGGACTCGAACCCATCCAACCTACGGCTTAGAAGGCCGTTGCTCTATCCAATTGAGCTAAGGGTGCTTATCTGTTATTAAGCAAATATTGGGCCTTACTCAATACCCAAGGGTCTCGATGAGGTAAGTTATAGCCTGAAGAGCTATCCCATTCCTCAAAGGCGTAATCAAATCTATCACTATATAATCCAGGATTCTCCTTCATTAATTTTTCAAGTTCTTTTGCCCATCCATCAAACACATGGTCAGGTACAATGTTATCATCCAAGGCATAATAGATGCAGGAGTGTACAAGTACCTGTAACCGACGGCGCTTAATTAATTCAGCGGTCGGGTCTGTAGGATTGGGAAACTTGTAGCGTTCTTGTTTAGCCATTACGTGATATTAAAATAGGTTATGTTGTATTGAGAATGAATGCCTTCCATCACTGCAACAAATGTTTCTTGACCGAGGAAGTCTATCAATTCTAGATGACACGAAAAAAGTTCTTCGGTGTAGCCATTAGACAAAACTAACATTAGTCACGCACCCTTGTAATGTGTTTGTGTTCGATGATTATAACCTCACCGGCTGGACGATTGATACGACCGTTAACTGCGGTAAAGCCCTCATCAATTTTAACATGGTGCTCAACACCGCCACCATAAGCAACTCGGCTATGAGTTACTCTGCCAGAAACTTCTACTAAATCTAAGTAGGTTCCATAAACTTGCATGCCTTCTAAGTTCCACATTATACAGACTCCTGCAGTTGATTGAGTTCAAATTCGTCAGCGAGATCGTTGAATACGTTATACCACTCATCGGGTACAACCTTGTCAACCTCGCCTGCATCCATGTGAATATCGGAATCCACATAGTTCCAGTCAATTCGACCTTTGTCATCTAAGTTCTCAGGATTAAGGACTGCGTTATTGAAACTAACAATAAGCTCTGAAATTTTTGCTACGTTGCTGCTCATAAAATATCTCCTCACAAGTAATTTATCAGTTTATAATGCTTATTATACAGTAATTTTAGGAAAAGTCAAGCATTTTTTCCAACTTTTTTCCGTAAGAAAAACAAGCACCTACGCTATTTCTAACGTAAGTGCTTGATATTAAAGAGCTTTTATTTTTATCAATAAAATCAAATAGTTACAAGATAATCGTCCTCATATTGCAATCTAGCCTGTATATACTCCCTGACTAGGTTGGATCTGACTATATCTTCGGTACCAAATTCTATTGAGCAAAATGACGGCATATTCTCAACGGTTACCATAAACTTTTTCAACCCAGACATATCGTTCCTCTTGTAAAGGTCCGTCTGTCTGAAGTCTCCACAAAAGATTATTTTTGTATTGACTCCTACCCTTGTCATTATAGAATTTATCTCCATGTCATTTAAGTTCTGACATTCATCGACAATAACAATAGCATGGTCTAGCGTGATACCTCTGACAAATGAAGTACACATAAAATCAAGATACTTTTGTTCCATCAATCTCTGATATGGTTGTTGTTTAGATGGGAAAAGTTCTTGACACATCGCTTGGTAAGGTGCGCTGTAAACCTCAGTTTTTTCATCTTGGTCACCGGGTAAGTGTCCTATCTCACGGGAAGGCACAGCAGACCTAACAATTATTACTTTGTCTCGGCTCGTTCCCTTATCTAATACTTCCTCCAATGCCCTATATAATGCTATGAAAGTTTTACCTGTGCCGGCACAACCATGTAATAAAAAGGCTGGTTTATATTTGTACTGAGACATAAACTGACCTTGATTTTCTGTTTTTGCGCTGATTGTTCTGAGGTTTTCAATTCTCATTTTCAGACTGTTGTTGGCGCCACTTTCATGTTGTACTAACTGAAGATTTTTCTTTGCCATGAATAATTCCTATGGTAAAAGGTTAGTGGGCATAATGTAAGTTTACTCTCCTCCTTGTATTCTAGCTCTATGTTTTTCTACAACTTCTCGTTTCTTTACAGACTTATGGTCTTTAGCACCAAAGTCGCTAGCCAAAGCACTATTTGGATTTGCATCTGAAATTTTAGATAAGACTTCTTTAAAGCCTTCAGGTGGGCGGGTACGGTCTCCTGTGCCTTTAGTCAGTCCAGGAGCCCTAGTGATAATAGATTCTATTTCAGGATGTTCGTTTAAATATTCAACCTTGTCGTCCCAACTCATAATCCTATCATATTCTTCACCTGTTTCGTTGTTACGAAAGCTATACGTGGGCATATTATACGGCTCCTCGCTTTATCAGTTCTTTCATAATTTTATCTTTGAATTTAGGTGTTGTGATATTTTTCTCTAATTCATCTTTAAGGGTCTGTGTGCTAATACCTGACATATATGTGTGTTCCTGTCTTTTCACACCATTAACATACTTGGTTACGCTAGGTTTAAATTTTTTGGGCATAATATTCATCCTCAGATATTTCTTTCATGTTATTAAGAATACTGTTTATCACTGTTTTGGCTTTATATGACAACAAACCAGAATTGAGTAGTTTTATCAAACAACTTTTGATAAAAAGAGGTTCTAGTTGTCCCATGTTATCAGTTGTATATCTCACCTTATCCCAGGCATACGTATTCAATGCAATTAAGGTCAAATCAATTTCTTCATCGGTGTAAAAGGATATCCTATGACCAATAATTTTAGGAGGTGTTTCTGATTTTGCTTTAATGTCTACTACTTTTCCCATAATGTAGATATTTATTCCTCAATAAACTTTTACCTTATATTTATTTGCAAAGTCCATAGCATCCTTTATAGAATTGACAATGGGTTGTCCTTTTATGTTTAGACTAGTATTTAACAACATTGGACAACCTGTTTCTGTTTCCCATTTATTTAACAAAGTGTAAAGACCTTTGTTTTCACTAAACTTAACTGTCTGCACTCTGCTAGTTCCGTCCTTATGTACTATTGCAGGATACAATTCTGGATCTTTACATATTACAACTTGTTGCATATAAGG